GCCAGCTGCTCGTTGGCAACCACGGCCACCACGAGCCAGCTGCTCGTTGGCAACCACGGCCACCACGAGCCAGCTGCTCGTTGGCAACCACGGCCACCACGAGCCAACATCTCAACGGCCACCACGGCCACCACGAGCCAACATCTCAACGGCCACCACGAGCCAGCTGCTCGTTGGCAACCACGGCCACCACGAGCCAGCCGCTCGTTGGCAAACTATGCCAAAACACCGGCAGACCGTTGAAACGGCTGCGCGAAGCCATCGCGGATGGCAGTTTCACGGCTCGCGTGAGTCTTCGCTAGTAGCCTTAAGCCTACAACGCAACCGCGCTTATCGTCCGGTCGCCAATCCGTTTTCCCGCCGTCAATGACCTCATAACCTAGCCACGATTGGGGCAATAGTTGGTCATGTGCAGCGCGGCCGCAAATTCCACCAAGCTTTTCAGCGTCATAGAACACTACGGAAACGTTACCCCCATTCGCGAGTACGTTCCTCGCGTGGACTAGGTTCTTTTCTAGGCCGTCAAAGGAATACGTTACGTTATAGTTTGCGCGGATATCACCAAAACGGCGAGGATTTTTACTGTAGTCATACCACTGGATATCGGGATGGTTTTCAATAATTCCGTAATGCTCCCAAGGAATGTCGGAAAACATATTCAATCGAATTCCGACAATGCCCAGGTGTTTTGACCGGAATTTTTTTGCTTCGCGATTCAACTTCGCGAGGAACCATTCGCGAGCAAGGAACCATAGAACTGTTTTTGCGGCGCGGGGACCGTAGACGTTATCCATGGTTCCCTGTCCCTGATGCACTAGGCAAGGTTTGATGCAAACCGTAGCGAATGCACATAGGTTGCCTAGGCCTAGAGCGTTGGCGGGGAGCAAGGATAGGCCCATAGTCGGAACCAAATTCAATGCCGTTTTCGGGTTATCGTCCCCGTCGCCCAACAGCCGTTTGATTGATCGTGGGATGATAAAAATCCCCCCCGATATAACGGCATGGTCGGGGCTCAAAAGCGTTACCGTGTAATCACCTTTTGTGATTATTTGCGGAATATAAACTGTTTTTTTCATGGGTAGTAGCCTTTAAGTAGTTGGGATTGAAACGGGAAACTAGGAAACAATTTCGGCCAGAATACGGGTATGGTTAAAGCGAGGAATACGAGCGGAATCCCATTTTACTTCTGCTATGCCGTTGTCTATTTCAATGATTGTGCCAACGGCATAGGCCAGTGGCTCTCCGATTGCGACTGCGCCGATATCCTTCAAGAAAACGTCGGAGAATCGTACTAGGCTTCCTGTTTGCATTGCTCATTCCTCTAATGGTTTGCGATTCGACTATCGGCAAACGTTTGCCGAACAGAAGAAACATAGACAACGCTATCGGCAGTGTCAACCGTACGATATAAAAATAATTCACCGGCTGGAAAGAATGCCGTGTTTACTGTCCGTTTTATTTTTTGTTTTACTACGCTGGACAGTTTGTAAATTGATACACAGGGTAGGGGGGGTGCGCTTCCCAGGCCCGGCGGCAGGCAGACCGCATGTCCTAGGAGGAAGACGCAGGCCCGAAAATGCGGCCTTTGCAGGCAGCCCCGTTACAAGACCTCTGCCGAAAGCATCTTTGGGCATCAGTTTCGTAACATTCGCCCCCCAACGCCCCCGCCTGGGCGTTCGGAGGGCAGTGTTTTCCGAACGGCTTCCGAACGGCTTCCGAACGGCTTGCTGCTTGAAAGAAGGTACGAATCCAACACTCCCATCCAACAGCGAAAGCGAGCGGTAAAGGCTAAAAGTGCGGAAAGCAGCCGCCCAATCCCATCTTTTTAACCATCGAATCCCATCTTTTCAACCATCGAATCCAACATTTACTAAACGGTTTGCCGTTTCCCAGGGGGTACGAATCCGACAGGCGCAGGGGTACGAATCCGACAGCGCAAACGCAAGTAATCCGCTACACTTGCAGAAAACAGCCGCCAAATCCGACAGGCGCAGCGTGCCAGATCCGACAGGCGCACCACCGTTCAGCGTTTAGCGTTTAGCACCGTTTAACTAAACGGTTGCCGAACTTATCAAAGATGATAAGTATCGGTTGCCCACCGGCTGCGGGAGTGGTCAAGTGCGCTCACTGTCCACTCAAAACAGAGCCAAACCCCCTATAAAACTAGGCCGGGATCGCACCGAACGAGTGGACAAGCGCGCTTGACCACTGTCCACTGTCCACCAAATCGGTTGTTCGACGTTTCGGCCTGCCGTAAGATAGCTACTAGTCAATACACCCCGCCGGAAGCAGCATGAAGGGCCGAATCCCAACGCCGAAGCACATCCTTGCCATGCGTGGCAGCAAACGTGCCCGCTCCCGCGAGGAGCTTGGAACCCCGCCAGCGGCAGAATTAGTGCCCGCCGAGTGGTTGAAACCAAGGGCAAAAGAGGTGTTTCTATTGGTATGCCAATGGCTTACTAAGATGGGAACCCTGGCTGAGAGCGACGAGAATGTAATCATGCGTTATGCGATTATATTCTCGAAATGGGAGTACGCTGAGAAGCAGTTGGCGGGCATCGACGCATGTTATGTCGAGGTGCTCGGCCCTGACGGCCAGGTTCGTTTCTCGCGGTCTACCGCGATGGAGACGCAATCCCGTGAATGTCACAACCAGTTGCGACAGTTGGAGTCGGTGCTTGGTCTGACACCGTCAGATCGCACGCGGCTCGGTTACAAGGCCGAAAAGGTCGTGGCAGACCCGATGACAAGCTTACTGAACCGTGGTTGATATCCGCGATTTCATTGCCTTGCTCAAGCATTCTCGCGGGGAGTATGCCGGTAAACCGTTCGTACTTTTCCCGTGGCAAGCCGAGTATCTGGACACATTGTTCAATACTATTCGCGACGACGGGATGCGACAATTTCGTACGAGCCTGCTAGCAATCGGCCGCAAAAATGGGAAGACCCAGCTTTGCGCGGCAATTGGTTTGTATATGTTGTTCTGCGACGAGGTTGGGGCAGAAGTAATCGTTGCTGCTGGTGACCGGCAGCAGGCCGCACTACTTCACGACGCTGCAAAGCAGATGATCGAGGGCAGCCCCGGCCTTATGGGGCAGTGCAAGGTCTACCGCAACTCGATAGTAGTAGCCAGCACTAACAGCGTGATGAAGACTATTTCATCCGAATCGGCCACGAAACATGGCTATGGGCCGTCGTGTGTGCTGGTTGACGAATACCACGTTCAGCGGGACAGGGAACTGGTTGATGTATTACAAACGGCAACCGGCCACCGTAGGCAGCCACTTACTATTTTCATAACCACGGCGGGGTTTGAGCGAGAGAGCCCCTGCCGGAAGACTTGGGAATACGCCGAACGTGTCAGGGATGGCATCATCGACGATCCGACGTTCTACCCCTGCATATACAGTGCTCCACCTGACGCAGACCCTTTTCTCGAAGAGACATGGCGGCTCGCCAACCCGAATTACGGGGTGACGATCAAGCCCGATTACTACCAGAAGATGGTAATCGAGATGAAGGAGTCGGCCGCCACCGAGTTAATTGTAAGGCGGCTACATTTAAACCAATGGACGACCAGTGAAACACGTTGGCTTAAACACGGTGCCTGGGACGCATGCGGCACACCGCTGCGTCCGACTGCTGGGCGACCATGCTGGTGCGGCGTTGACCTTGCATCGACGTTCGACACCACTGCCTTCGTCGCAGTGTGGCCGGATACAGACGGCACGTTCGACGTTCAAGCAACGCTGTTCATGCCTGCCGAGAACGCACTGAAACGCTCTCGGACTGATCATGTGCCCTACGAGGAGTGGGCGAAGCCCGACAGTAGCGGCGTGGCAAATGTTATGCTAACTGATGGTGACATTACGGATTACGACGCTGTTCGTGATTTTATTTTGTCGTTTTGCGAGAGAAATATAGTCCGAGGCATAGCCATAGATCGCTGGAATGCCGTCCATTTAACCACCCAATTAGTGTCGGAAGGTATCACAGTTTGCCCTTTTGGACAGGGTTTTGGCTCATTAAGTTCACCCTCGAAACTTTTCGAGGCGGCTGTGCTCAGTGGCAGGATTCGGCACGGTGGGAAAAACAAAGCTTTGGCCTGGCAAGTGAGCAACACACAGATAAAAACCGACGATGCAGGCAACATTAAGCCCACCAAGAAGCACTCGCACGCCACAGGCCGCATCGATGCCGTGGTCGCAACGATCATGGCGATCGGCATCTCAAGCTCTGAGCAGCACGGCCTGCAACAAGAACCAGAAATAATGGTGATGTAGTGGACGACGAGACAGGCATGGTCGAGGACATCGTCGAGATGCGTGCCGGGAGCATGGCTCGCCTCTTCGAGGAGATAACAGAGACACGCAAGACTGTCAGCGGCGTGTATGTGTCGCCAGAGGCTAGCCTTTCGTGTGCGGCAGTGCTGGCTTGTGTAAGAGTCTTGTCGGAGTCGGTCGCGAGCCTGCCATTCAACGTCTACCGCAGGCTGCCAGGTGGCGGCAAGGAGATCGCAGAGGATCTTCCGCTGCAAGAGATCCTTGCATACCAACCCAACGATTGGATGAGTTCATTTGAGTGGCGCGAATTGATGCAAAGTTGGCTTTTACTGTGGGGCAATGCTTATTCGCTGATCAAGC